GAGCACGCTAACCGCGGCTGGGAGAAAAAATCCTACACTAAATAATCGGAGCATCACGATGAAACTACTCGGTCTCTTGATCGCGCTTCTGGCTGTGGTTTTCAATACACCAGAGGCGTCTGCGCGCCGTTATCACAAGCCACTCGCCGCAAGCGCGGGGGGCTTCCCCTCGTTCCAGTTCTTTCAGCAACCACCGCAGTTCGCCGAGAAGCGCCACGTCAAAGTTATCGCACGCGCAGCGCCCGGCGGGTGTTTCCTTTTTTGTGAACTCCGTCCTGCGCCTATCCAGCCCGGAAAGTCCGTACGACCCAAGGTGCGCCATCGTGAGATCGTCCATCACGAGCCACTCACTAAACAGGTCTTTGTTAAACACCACCATCAAGCGTCTCCCAAGCTTAGCGAGGTCTCTCCGAAAAGCAGCGTGGTGGTCCCACCTGAGATCGGCCATATCGAAACCTCCATCCCGCAACAGATCGCGCATCCTCACTTCGCATGGTGCGGCTGGTGGATGCAAATTCGCACCGGCATCACGTCGGCCGCCACCAAGCTTAACCTGAACCGTGCGATCGAGTGGGCCCAAGTCGGCAAGCCGTCCCCCGGTCCGTGCGTGAACTGCATCATGGTTGAGCGCCACCACGTCTCGCAGATCACTCGAGTAATCGACGGCAGGACCGTGATCGCCATCTCAGGCAATGACGGCCACCGGATACGCGAGCGGATACGCAGGATCAATCGAGCAGTAGCATTCAGACAGCTATAAACTCACCTCTGTCTTCAACCACTTCCTGAAGGACTGCAGGAGAGCATAGTCTGCGGCTGTTACCTCGTAGGTAACGAAGCCCTTGGCGCACGCCGTGCACTTGCGGTGGCGGCGCACGTCTCCACTACGTGCTGTAGTCGTGGAAGTTGCCTTCGTGTAGGTGTTCCCACACGAAGGACAATGGAGTTGCGTGATGCTATTCATTTCGGGATGAACTTGTCCCGCCTCTTCCAGTCGATGAGCGACACGGCCACGATGCGGGACACGTCCACGTCGCTGCCCCACATGTCGCCGTGGACGTAGTACACGCGGCTCTTGCCGGTGTCCGGCCACCCCTTCCACGCCTTAATCAGGCCGTCGTACGCGCGCTCGGCATCGGCGAACTTCTTGTACCGGGTGATGATGCTCATGCCCGCGCCGGCGTCGAAGTTGATGACGATCTGCGCGGTCTCCGTCGGTGTAGGCGCTGCTTCCGGGGTAGGCTGTGGGTGTTGTCTGCTCATTACCTGTTCCCTTACTAGGTCAAAGACGTTTGTCATTGTATTTCGTCCACGAAATTCATTTCGTTAGAGCTGGCTAGGTCTATCTGAAGGAGGTTCTCCTTGGTGAAGGCTAGACCGGTACCTCCGCCCAAGAAGCCGACGACCGGGGTGATCGTCATGGCGGCTGTGAGGGCCTCCATGAGGATGTGCCTCGACTTGCCGTTCTTCTTCAACCACTCCCCGAAGGCAGTGCTGGAGATGCGCATGATCTTGTCGTTGCGCCCGACTTGGACGGCGATGCCGTTGATCCTCGACGTGTCGCTCGGGCTCAGCAGCTTCACGGCGTGCGGCGATCCAACCGCCGGAGGACGGCCTGCAGCGACGTGAACTCGGTCGGTGAAGATGACCTTGTTGTCCTTCTGCATGTCCTTCAGGAACGCCGACATTATGCTCGACACGTTGATGACCCGCGTCATGTCCACGGTCTGGTGTGTGCAGATCGTGCGCATGGCCGCTAGCTTTTCGATCATGAACTTGCGGAGCTCCGGCTCGTCGAACACGCCAAGCCCTAGCTGGTTCGCGTAGCGCGCGCCGAGAAGGATGCAGGAGATGAGCCCCGTCCAGAAGCGCTCTTCTTTCTGTGCGTGGACTTCGTCGCCGATCTCCGCGGCGAGCTTCGCCATGTCGGTTTCGATCTGCTTGAAGTTTTTGCCGAGCCACTGAGCGTACTTCAGGCCAATGTCGCCGTGGTTGTTGTTCAGCTTGGCTAGGATCACGCTGGCCTCTGCGTCCCTGATCGTGCCGGCCGCGCCCATCTTGGCGGGGATGACCGGGTACTCGAATATCCGGTAGAGGCCCGCGAGCGTCGTGCTGGTCATCTGCGTGATGTGGTCCACGAGACTGTCGTTGTTCGCGGACACCAGCAGCGTCTGCCAGTGACCCTGATCTCTCAGCTTGACGTGCTGCGTGAGCCTCGACCGCTCCCTGCCGGACGTGAGCTGGAAGGCTATGTTGACGAACTTCTTGTTCGCCTCCTCGGTCTTGATCTCGTCCCAGTACACCGGCAGCGAACGGATCGCGCCGATCTTGTTCATCACCGAGAGATAAGTGTCGTCCTGACCTTGAGCAGCTTTGATGGGGTCACCCCACACAGCTTGCGCAATACGCAGGGCCGTAGTCTTCCCGATACCACTCTCCTTGCTGTATGCGGACATCAGCATGCCCGAGTGCCCGGTGAACATCACTAATGGCGCAGCGAATGCACTGGCCACGATCGCTTCCAGATCGGGCCGCCCTTGCATAGTCACAAGTTTTACAGCATCCAGCCAGTAGGCGTCGGAGCCCTTGGGCTTGTATTGCGCGCTCAAAACTGGGTCGGCTGTCGCAGACGGTGAACTTCCAGCGGGCGTCCATAGCTGACCACCAAATATAAAACCTTCGGTCTGGCCTCCCTTGTCCTGCCACCCGTACGGTGCACTGGCAACCATCCCCTTTACCTTCTGGAGCTGCTGTATCCATGACACGAAAAAATCTCCTGAGTGTTTGTCGTTCTGCCGCAGCATGAAGCCTTGTGATTGGAGCACCTTGCGCATCTCTGTGCCGCCAACAATAGCCATCTCCATTTCAACCCAGTCCACCTTGCCGGGCTCCACTTCGGTTTCGAAGTGGAGCTTGCCCGGGTTCTTTTCGAGCCACGCGTTCAGCATTGGGTAGTCGCTGATCGCGATGCTGATCTGATTGTTCGGGTTGTTGGGGTCGACCATGACCTTGCTCACGATGCCTCGTGCATTGCGGAAGAAGCCGGTCGGGAGGTCGTTACCTTGCGGGGTTACTGCGACAGGTGCGACGCTGAACTGTGTGCCGGGAGCTGCTCCGCTCGGCGCGGCAGGGCCGAACGCTCCAGCCGTTGCAAGCGGCGCTTGAGCAGGTACAGCTCCGCCTCCTGCTCCATGCAAAGCGTTCGCAGCTTTTGGTTGGTCGAAATTAAGCGGCGATTTACCTTGAGAGAGCAGCGGGCAACCCTTGCAAGCGCTCGCGCCTGTTGCGCTGATCGTCGCGCAAGAGGGCCAGCCAAGGCCGCGTTGAAGGCGTTCTCGATCTTTTCGATCAAAGAACTCGTCAGTACTCTCTTTCGTGTATCCAGCATGTTGGTTCCCCATTAGATGGGCGTCTGCTCGACCGCCCTCGGTGAAGGTTGAGATGAGCGTAGTGATATTCCAGAGCGGGTTGGCTAGTAGGGCACCGCCGGTAGCGAGGGCATCAGCCACGAAACCACAAGACTGAGCGACGTTAGCCAGACGAACAGGAGGAAACAGGTCATCGAGACCCATTTCGAGATCAGAAGGAAGACTGGATGCGGGACGCGGAGGGAATAGCGTGCGATCCACCGACTGTCCTGCTCCAGTGTGCGCTGGTAGTCGGCCCACAAATATCGCAAGAGGTGAGCGTATACGATCGAGATTGTAATCGAAATCAAGGCGAGGGCCAATGAAGCGAACAGCACGAGCGGGCTCCTTCTTACGGTTGAATGTGTCCGGGATACGCAGCACTCTTACGCTGTCCACGGTGCACTGCGTGTCGCATTTCAATCCGAAGTGCTTCGTGGCCTCGGCCAACGCGAAGGCAAGCGGCGTCCATTCCTGCGGGGAGAGGCGCTCGGAGATGCACCAGTACACGTGGAAGCCGCCACCGGTGGACACCACCATGGTGGGCTTGGGCAAGCCGGCCTTGGACACGAACAGCATAAGCTCGGTGATGGCTTCTTCCGCGGTCGCATAGCTGCGCGGGTCCGGGGACCCATCGTTCAGCACTTTGCCGTAGTCCACGTCGATGAAGAAGCTCTTCAAGTACATGGCGTTTTGCGCCAAGCGGATCGGCGCGTTGTACTTGAAAGCGGTCTTGCCCTTCGTGACCTTCTCCGAAGCCACCATCTGGGACGACATGCAGGCGTATACGTCTAAGGTATTAGAGCCAGCCTTGAGCGCGAACTCCAAGGCCTTCGCCGCTTCGCCGGCGCTCGTGACAGCCCTCCCCGTCCATGCCGGCTTGCCATCGGGCCGCGGGTTGGTGGGCGGGAACGTCCAGTGCAAATTGATGAAGCCCGGCTCGCCGGGTTGCGGCCACGCTACGACGCGGGCCAAATATTCTCGTGCGTTCTCAAACATTGCTTCCCCGTGAAGATCGGGCGGGGACTATCCCCCGCCCGTTAGTTCTTCAGATCACTGCAGGAGCTTGTTGAGCCTCTCGTCGATAGAGCCGGCGAACGCATCCTGTGTCGCCGGGTCGACCGCTGGAGCGGCCACACGGGCCGGCTGGGTGGCCGCTGGTGCGGGGTCCGTTACCTCTGGGGTAACAGGACCGAACCCCGTCATGGTCGTCTGGCGGGCCGCTACGGGCTGTCCAGCGGCTCCGTTTCCGGCTGGGGCGGGAGCAGGCTCTGCGGTGGCTGGGGCAGGTTGAGCAGGCTGGACGGCACC